GTTGATTATCCCCGCACAAAAACCCGTCCAAGGGGTCACATTGACATGACCAGTCCAGAATCGCCCTACGGGACACCTGAGCTGGACCCTCTCGGCAATGACTGGAAAGCCCGGTCTGAGCGCGGTACAGCCATGATCCGCGAGCAGTCCTATCTAGAGCGTCGAGGCGCCTTTGTCGACATCGGACGGATGCGCCAAATCCTTGTCGACCTGTCGGCGGATGCGATCGGCGTCCTGTCTGGCGTGCCTGATGCGCTGGCCGCTGCCGGCGCTGACGGGCAAATGATCGAGGCTGCATCGCAAAAGATCCGCGACGCTATGTCTACGATCTCGCGTGGATTGGAGCGGGCTGCAGATGCTGCATCATCCGCCCTATCTGTCATGGAGGCGGAGATTATGGCTCGTGACCCTGGCGAATCCGCACCAGCCCCAGAGTCAAGCGGCGCCGCAAAGGTCCGCAAAAAGGGCGGCGGCCCTCGCATCGGAAACACAAAACCGAAGCCGCCCCGATGACTCCATACCCGCTGACCGGCGAACCTGCCTATCTGGAGGCCAGAGGATTCGTGGCCGCCCTGCAAGGTCTCGCTGACGCCTGGCGCAACATCTGGACGCCACGCATACCGCCTGACATCGTGGAATGGTGCGAGGGTGGCGCAATTGTTTTGCCTGCCTCTGTGGGCTCTGGTGGTCGCGGTGGGCGCCTTTCGTTTGCGCAGCGGCCATACTGGCGTATCGTTTTGCGCTGGGTGACGAGTTCAGAAACCCAGGAAATCATTGTCGTTGTCGGCTCTCAGTGCGGCAAATCCCTGCTTGGCGCCGCAATCGACGCCTACTGGGGCTATTGGTATCCGTCGCCAATCCTCAACCTCCACCCATCCGACGACCACGCGGAGGACTACACTCGCGACCGTTTGCGCCCGATCTTCCTTGCGTCCCCTTTTGCGGAAGGGTTGCGGGCCGCTGACCTTCGCTTGGGTGGCGTCACGTTCGCGAGCGGATCGACACTCAACATCTTCGGCGTCGGCTCGCCCAACGCGCTCAAGGGTCGCCCTGCCGGACTGGTTGACTTTGACGAATACGACGAATCTTTGCGCTACGCAAAGCAGGCTGGATCACCATTTGAACGAGCGCGAACCCGGACGCGGTCCTATGGGCGTAATGGAAAGATCGTCGCAAAATCAACCCCGACCGTCGACGACTCCGGAATCTGGGAGCTGCATTCGGACCGCGATTGCCAGCAATGGGAATGGCATGCGCGATGCCCGCATTGTGGCGGATTGCAATTGATCGAGTTGGCAAATATCAAATGGCCTCGAAGTGAATCGGGAGAAACCAGCGAATCACCCAAAACGATAATGTCGCGCAACCTTGCATGGTACGAATGCTCTGCGAATAAATGCAAGTGGAATGATTCAGACAAAATCAAGGCGGTTGCAAATGGGGTTCCAGTTTGCATAACTCCGGAGATACCGGATCTCAGACGGAGCATCCATATTCCGGCGTGGTATTCACCTGACGTTTCGCTCTCGTCGGTGGCTGCGCAGTTCCTGATTTCGCTTGGAGATCCTGAAGCGGCAAAGCAATTTCGCAACGAGTGGATGGCGCTTCCACGAACGGAAATTGTCAAGTCCGGGTCGACAGACCAAGCGCACCTCCTGAGGAAATGCGTCGCCTACTACAGTCAGCCCGCGCCCGACTGGTGGCGCTCCGACGACCCACCAACCGCGCCCGACTGGGTGCATGCTGTGACCTGGGGCTACGACGTGCAGGGCTCCGAGGTATGGGGCGCGGCGATCGGCTGGGGCGCCAGAGGGGAGCGGCAAATCCTCTGGTCCGGCAGCTTTGCACGATCCGCAGGGACGGCAGATTCCGACATCGAAGACGCAGCTTTTGCATTCCGGAGGCCATGGATTGTGCAGGGATCGCCACGAAAGCCGGTTCGCGGGATGATGGATTCTGGGTATCGCACGCACTCCGTCTACCGGATCTGCGCCAAGACGCCAGGGCTCTATCCATCGAAAGGCCGCGTAGACATGCGCGACCCGATGGCGATCTCCTCTGTTGATCGGCTCGACGCCAACAGGCGCACGATCCAGGGCCGCGTCGAACTCATCATGATTCACACGACCTATTGGCAGGACCAGTTGGCAGCGGCTCTCGAGGCGGATCCTGGGCGCCAATTCGGGGCGATGCACCTGCCTGCAAATCCGCCCGCCGAACTCCTGCGCCACCTGGTCGCGGAGCGGAAGCGCCAAATCAAATCTCGGGACGGCACGCTTCGATACCAATGGGTCGCGCACGACGCGAACAACCACCTAAGAGACTGCCTGGTCTATGCAACCGCCGCCGCTGGTCACGCGAAATGCCTCGACCTGCAAGCGAGGAAAGCGGCGCCCGCGCCCGTTGCCGCGCCTGCCGTAGCCGATACTGTGGCGCCTGCTGCCGCGCCCCCTGCGCCAGCTCCGCCGCGCCTGTCGCCTCTCGCGCGGATGGCTGCGGCCCGGTCGGCGAATACCCAGAGGATCACCAGCCAGCGCATTTAGTTTTTTGGGTTGTTTGTGTTTTTTGGGTTTTTGCGTTTATATTCCGTCCATGGCGACGTTTACCACATGGACGGCGTACAAGACGCAGGTGCTCGATGCGATCGTTTCCGGCGTCCACGCCGGAACAATTGCCCTGCAATCCGTGTCCCCTGTTGGTCCTGATGGCGTCGCGCAGACGTTTCGAAATCTGTTGGAGCTGGAGCGGCATGTTGACTGGGTGAATGCAAAGGTGGTCGCTGAAAGTACATCGACCGACCCGCGTGGTCGCCGCCTCTTCCTGGCTGCGGTCCGTTGAGCGCCCCTGTCCGCAAAGACTTTGGCCGCGTCGCTTCAATGCGTCGGCGCGAGCCAGTCAAAATGTGGGCGAATCCGTTTGATGGCGCCGGGAGCGATGCGTATTCGTCCCGGTTTGATCCCGTTGAGCAGGCGCCAGATTCCGACCTCTCGATGGGGCTCCCGAAGCTGCGCGCCCGGTCCATGGACCTGGTCCGCAATGACCCGATCGCCTACGGGATCCTTGACGTAATCTGTCGCGACGTGGTCGGCTCCGGTCCGCGCTTCCGATCAACCCACAAAGATGACGCGATCTCTGATGCGCTCGACTCCTTCTTTTCCTCCTGGTCCCGCGTGGCTGGATGGGACGGCGTGTCCAGCCTCAAGCAGATCATGGACGGGATTGTCAACGCCGCGAACATGTCCGGCGATGTCCTGATTCTCTGGCCCGACGTTGGCGATGGATCCGGCCCGCGCATCGACCTGGTTGACGCTCGCCGCATCGACTCCCCGTCCACGCATCCCGAGTGCGCGACGTGCCGCCTTGGTGTCGGGTACGACAAGTTTGGCCGCGTCCTTGGCTACTACGTCCGCAAAGATGCGGACGAAGGCGGAGCGAACCGGCGCGAGGACTTCTACTGGTTTCCGTCCCGCAAGAATGGGCGCATCAACGCCTACCTGTTCAAGCGGCCCGGCGTGTACCGCCCCCGTCAATCTCGCGGCCTGCCTCTTCTGGCCCCAGGGATCCATGACCTGAAGGATTGCCGCGAGTACCGCAGGACCGAACTTCGGCGCGCTGATCAAGCGGCAAAAGTCGTCATGGTGGTCAAGACTCCAGACCCGAAAGCGATTGCAGATGCGTTTGAAAACGCGTCTGTCGATGAAGCTGGAGAGGCTGGACTCGATCAACTGCTCGGGCGATCCTACGGAAACACGCCGCACGGGTCGATGTTGTCCCTGGGGCTTGGCGAAGATGCATCGATCGTTACGCCGCCCACGGTCAATTCCGGGTATTGGGCCTACGTCGAGGGGCAGCTTCGCGCAATTGCTCCCATGACCGGATTCCCTGCGGAGGAGATTTTCAAACTCTGGAAGGATTTGAACTTCTCGAATTCCAAAGGGATCCAACTCCTCGTTCGCGAAGCAATCCGCGACTGGCGAGAATGCTTTTTCGCGATCCTTGACGAGACCGCCAGGCTCGGGATCCAATATGCATGGGCGACCGGGGCGCTTGGCCGCATCCCGTTTTCCGCCGATCTCTACGCCCACAAGTGGGACTTCGACGAACGCGAATGGATCGACCGCCCGAAGGAAATTGGCGCCAATGCCGAAGCGGTTGCGACCGGCCAAAGCTCGATCATCGAGATCTGCGCGGCCAACGGTAAGAGCGCCTTCGAAGTCGTGGATGAAAATTTGTCCGTCGAGAAGTACGAGGCCGAACAGCGCGCAAAGCTGAAGATCCCGAAGGCTTCGCCCGACTCACAAAAACCGGCTCCCGTTGAGGTGCCAGAAGAGGACGACGAAGATGCCTGATCTGACCATCTACGGGGAAATTGGCTGGGATGTTTCGACCGCGTCATTCCACCGCGCGCTGATGGGCGCGCCCGCCGGATCCGTCACCGTGCGAATCAACTCTCCGGGCGGGTCAGTTTTTGACGGCCTGGGGATCTACTCTCTTGTCCGCAATCATGGCGACGTTACCGCGATCATCGACGGGCTTGCTGCTTCTGCCGCATCCGTCCCGTTTGTCGGCGCCTCTCGCCGTGTCATGGCGCCCGGAACCATGCTCATGATCCACAACCCTTGGAGCATGGTAGGCGGTACCGCCAAAGACATGTACAAGGAAGCCGAAACGCTCGAAGCGATTGCGCTCGAGATGGCAAAGCTCTACTCCGCCGCGTCGGGTGGAAAGATTGACATCGAGAAGGCGCAATCCATGATGGACGAAGAGACTTGGCTCACCGCTGAACAGGCGATGGAATGCGGGCTTTGCGATGAGATTTCCGGCAAAGCCAAAGCATTCGCAAAACTCACCGAGCGGACCATGTACCGCAAAACCCCCAAGGAGGTCACTATGCCCGTGACGCCCACCGAAAACACAAGCAAGCCCGGGTTGTTCGACCGCCTGGTGGCCCGAATCACGGTTGACTCGACCGCAGTTCAGGCAGAGCTGACGGAGGCTGTCGCAGCCCTCGCTGACGCTGCTGCCAAGGTGACCGCTCTGGAGTCGGAAAAGGTCGCGCTGACCACCGCCCACGCCGCCGAAATCGAGGCGATGAAGGCCGAGCACATCAAGGCGCTGGAGGATGCGAAGATCCAGGGCGCCCAAGAATTCGCGGCAAAGGGGTTGATGGACGATTCTCCCGCTCCCCTGCCACACGTCGAGATTGTCGACGAAAGCAGCATGAGCCATTCCGCGAAGTGGCAAGCGCTGTACGACGAAAAGAAGTTCTCGGAAGCCGCCGAATACCGGAAGGCTCACCTAAAAGAAATCCAGGAAGGCAGGTAAGAAATGGCTATCACGACTCTGAATATGACCGAGGTGTCGCGGGATGTTTTCCCCGCTCTCGTGTCCACCATTGGCCCTGTGCTGGACGCGACTGTACGCGTCACGAAGGATCCCGCTGCAAAGACGGTTTCTGTCAACGTGTTCGCCGAGCAGACGGGGCGCGAATACACCCAAGGTGACGGAAGTTGGACGACTGATTCCGCCAGCACCACGGCGATCGATGTGACGATGACTCAGGTCTATCACATCATGAAGATGAACCAGCTTAGCGCCGGACAGACTCCGGTTGACCTGGTGGCGGAATACCTGCCTGTGATTGGCCGCGCCATCGGAAACAAGATGTTCGCGATGCAAAATGCACTGGTCACCGCCGCCGCGTTCACCAACGTTCAGGCCGCGATCACGGTCGCGAACTTCGACGCTGACGACGTTGCCGATTTCGCGACCGGGCTTTCTGTCGCGAAGGCTTCGGAATTCGGCAGGTATGGCGTGTTCGAGCCCACCTACTACGGCGCGCTGTCGAAGGACAACGCAATCCAGGCTGCTTACGCATTCGGAAGCGACAGCGTGATCACCCGGAACGAAATTCCGAGCGTGCACGGCTTCCGCCTGCACAAGGCGTCCAGCATCGCCGCTTCTAGCGACACTGCCGCGCTTGAAGGCTGGTTCGCGGCTCCCGAAGCGTTCGCCGTGGCGTTCGCTCCGTCGGCTGTTTCGACCCCCTGGGCGCCCACCTACGCACAGATTGGAACCTTCACCGAAGCCACCACCGGCATCACCATGACAACCCGTATCTGGGACGGAAACGACGGCAACGTCTACATCGGCGGGTTCGTCGGGTTCGGTATCTCGCGCGGTCAGACTGCCGCGCTGACCATCCTCAAGTCGGCCTAAGCTGACGACGGGGCGGACAATCGCCCCGCTTTCTTCTCTCCACCAGGAGCAACCGAAATGATCAAGAAACTGGCGATCCTTGCGATCGAAAAGGCAGACGGAACGGTCGAACTCCAGGCCGGGGAGAAGGGCGAAATTCGCGAATTCACTCGCGACCTGATCCGCTCCCTCAACGACAATCCTGGCCACGACATCGCGCAGGTGACGGCGCTATCCTTGGACGGCACACTCAAGCGTCGCAGGTGGAAGGAGAACTGGCCCGCCGAAGTCGTGGTGCCCGTCGTCACTCCTGCCGCCGCCACCATTCCGCAGGCTCCCGCCGAAGCCGTGGCGATCCCTGCCGACGAGTCCGACGATCTCCCCGAATTCGAGGGAGACCCGGACAGCGAAGACGAGGCTGAATCTGCGCCCGACGAGGAGGCGGAAAAGGTCGCTTTGCGCAAGAAGTTGCGCGACGCTGGCGTTCCGTACTCCCCCCGCTCCGGCCTCGAATGTCTGCGCGGACTTGCGGAGAAGAACGGGCTCTGATGGCTCGCAAGGCTGGCATAGATTGGAAGGCTGTTGGCGCGTCTCTCAACACGCTTGCGGCCACCATGTCAAAAGCTCGCGAGCGAACGCCAGCGATGCTTGGGTTTGCCAGCGGCACCATACTCCAGCAGGCTGGCATCGTGCTTCGTTCTCGCTACATCGTCTCCGGGGCATACGCCGTTGAAAACGGGAGCAGGATCAACTACACCACGCCGCCAGGCGCAACGCACGGCCTGATCAAAACGCGCAAACTTAGCAGATACGGGGAGCCGTTCGGGCGTGATGAGCGTGGAAGATGGCACAAACTGCAACCTAGCGAAGTCGTGACGGAAATCACGACAGAACAAAAGTTGTTCGTGAAAGGCAAGTTTGTTTCGCGAACGAAAGCCCTTGAGGGGTTCGTAAACGAGCTTGCTACAGCTCCACCAGAAGAGCGAGTTGGATACCTTCTCGCCATCCAGCCTGGGCGAACCATCAAAGATGATCTTGAGGCCGGAGTCGATGAAAACGGCGGCGGATACCTGACCGCAACTGGCGGATATGCCGCCGCCGAACGCGGGTCTCGTGGACGCGGACAACACGGCGTTCGCGGCATCTGGCGTGCTCTCCGCTCTGTGCAAGGCCGATGGGCTACCATCGTCCGAAAGCGCTACCCTGATCTTCTCAAGCTGCCGAAGGTGCGGTCATGAGCACGTCGGCGGGAATCCTGATCAAGGCGATCGGCGATGCTCTCCTTGCCTCGCTTGGCGTGACATATTCCGTCAAGTACGGCGCGACTGACTGGTCAGGCGTTGGCCGCGACCATTCGGCGCCGACGATCGATGTGCGCTACACGCAGGAGGAAGAGGAGATCCAGGGAAATACGACCTCTCGGGTTCGCCCTCGAATCTCCGTCTATGTCTCGCGCCCGCATACCGCCGACCCGTCCACGATCGCATCGCATCAATCGACGCTCGATCTCATGGCTGACGTTCGCGGTGCCGTTGACGCTCTGTGCCGCAACCACTCCAACGGATCCGCGCCTATTGCTGGATTCGCGGGCCCGATCTTCTACGATTCGGCGACCTCAACGTCAGCCGTCATGTCGACAGGCGGCGATTCGTCTGGCGTCGAGTCAGTGACCATCGATTTCCAACTCAGGTACTTCCGTGCCGCAGGAGGCCGCTAAATGATCGAGCAATTCCGCCAACTCGGATATAAGACCGAGACTGTTGAGCTGACCGCCGGAACGCTGGTCGCTGCAGACTTCGACACCTACTGGGAAAACCCGCTCATCAAGCGCGAGTCGACGCAGAATGTCCGGCGCCCTGCGCGTGCGTCGTTCTCGCCGATCCAGGCGGTCGGTGGCGCGTTCTCCGGCACGGTATCCGGCACGTTCGAGCCCCGCCCTTCCGGCACCGACGGCACGGCGCCCGACTGGTACCAGCTCGCCGCTGCATCTGGTGGCGTAGTCGCTGGCGACGTTGTGACCTGGGGTGCAGAATCTGCCGCATCCTCAATTCTCGGGACGGCCTGCACATTCAAAAGCCGCGACGGCGAATACGAACGGACCTTGGCCGGCGCGCGCGTCTCCAAGCTCCGCTTCTACGCTGTCGCTGGCGAGCGTTGGCTGTGCGATCTCGAAGGCGCTGGCCGCTACTCCAAGGCCGCACAAACCGCGCTCGTCGCCGCTGCTCATCCTTCGTCTGGTGCGGGCATGCCTTTCCTTGGGCTCCCCGTCTCCGTCGGCGGGTTCACGGGTGCCGTCGCCGAGGCGGAAATCGAGATCACGAGCACCGTTTCGATGATCGAGGACGGCGGGCATGCTTCCGGCAACGGGGCGACCCGCATCACCGCGCAGGATCTTCTTTTCCGCGTCATTCTCGAAGAAGACGGCTCGATCGACTGGGAAGCCAAGGCGCGAAATGCCGCCGTCGGCGATGTGCTTGCCGTCTCCTGCCAGATGAGCGCCGGGACTGCGGGAAATGTGCTGACCTGGACCGGCAACATCTACCTCTCGGAAGAGCCCGCGATCACCTATCGCGAGGGTATCGGGTACGTTGAGCTCATCGGAAATTTCTTCACTACCGGGGCGGGCGCAGCGCTCACCCTGACCCAGTCGTAAGGGGTTGCTATGTCTGGAATCTACTTGGAGCCCGAAGCAACATTTTCCGTCTCCGTGGTCCACAAGGGCGGCGCGCAATTCGAGGTGGTCGACGGCGCGGAAGTCGTTCTTTCGACGCTCACCGGACGCGAGCATCACAAGGCCGCCCGCGCAATCCGCGAACAGAATGGCGATCTTTTGTATGCCGTCGTTGAGGATCATCTGATCTCCGGCATCGATCCGAAAAAGGTCGGCGCTCTCCATCCGAATGTCGTGACGCTTCTTGCGTTTGAGATCATGAAGCGATCCCACCTGACGGAGAGTGACGCGGGAAACTGATCATTGCCTTCCGGCTGCTGACAGGGCAGTACGGGCGCGGGGCTGCGGCTTGCCAGTGCTCACCCGGAAGGCATACGGACAACAAAATCCAGCGGAGGAAATGGGGATGCGACGAGAGATCAGATCGGCAAATCTTCGCGGATCCGCTGACAGGAAAACCGGAGTCGACAATGTTCGACCTCCGGCGCTGCCCTGCACATTCCACGTCGGAGGACTGGGCCCGCGTCGTGCGCACCTGGTCGATGTTTGGCGGGCGCGATGACTGGGGTCCGCTTCCGGTCGCTGGCGGGTGGCTTGACCAAACTGAGTGGTTTGCTGATGCAAGCCGGATCCTGTCCGCAGAGCGGGCGCGACTCGTTGAGCGCCGTGAAGAAGACGCCAAACGAGAGCGAGAATCCGCCGCGAGAAAAGCTAAAGGTCGACGGTAATGGCTGACGAGAAAGTCCGGTATGTCCTCGACGTAGACGACAAAGGGTCTCCGAAGCTCATCAAGTTCGGCGACAACGCGAAGAGCGCGGGGAAGAAAGCGGAGAAGGGGTTTGCTGACGCCGGTAAAGCTGTCTCGGATTTCGGCGATCAGATTCCTGGTGTATCCGGCGCGATGCAGAAGATGGCGGCTGGCCCTGCTGTAATGGCTGGCGCGGCGGTTGCGGCGCTTGGCATCGGGTTCGCGTCGATGGTCAAGAAGTCGATTGACTTTGCCGACAACATGAATGACCTCTCCATTCGTCTCGGGATCTCAACGGAGCGGCTTTCCGTGCTGTCCCTCTATGCCGAGCAGAGCGGCACCGACATCGACACGCTTGCCACGGCGATGGGCAAATTGGGGGTGAAGATCTCCGAGGGCGACAAGGATCTGAAGCGCTGGGGAATCACGGCAGGCACGAGCGACGAAGCTCTATTCCAGCTTGCCGATCGGATCGCCGCGACAGAAGACCCGATGTTGCGGCTCAAGATTGCGACCGATGCATTCGGAAAGAGCGGGCAAAATATGCTCCCGCTCCTGGTGCAGGGTGGCGCAGCTCTCCGCGAGATGTCAAGTAATGCACCGATCGTCTCGTCCGAGATGGCAAAGATGGCCGACGCGCTTAACGACAGGTTTGCGGAAATGCGCGGGCTGGCCATGGGGATCGGGCTCGGAATCGCGGAGCACATCATCCCGCAAATCGACAAATGGCTAGATGGCGTCGACAAGATCCGTCGCGCGATGGGCCTCCTGAACAAGGGAGAAATGAAAGAGGCGGAGCGGGCATCGATCATCGCGAAGTACGGTGACAAGCAGGACGCGAATCGCGCCGCTGGCATGGCTGGTGCGCCCGCATGGCTCTTGCAGAAGGTTGGCGCAAACAAGATTGACGGAAAGACTCTCCAGCAGGCACTTGGAGAGCTCGACAAGAAGTACGAGCTTCCGGCGTCTAGCGCGTCTGGTGCTGGGCGATTTGGGTCCGGTGGCGCCGCATCATCCGCAAAAGGGCGAGCTACCGAAGTCGACTTCCAGCCGATCGAAGAAGAATGGCAGAAGCAACACGGCGGGTTGATGGGAGTTTCGGTCGACGCAGAAAAAGCGCTTGGGCCGGACTACTACGCCAACATCCCGCTATCTGAAAAAGCGATGGCGAACCTTGAGGCGCAGCGCCAAAAGGCTGACGCGATCGCAGACGCCAGCGTGGCGAAGCAGCGAGAGCAGATTGCAAGCATTGCTCAAGGTGCGTCCGGCGTGCTGTCGAATTCGTTCATGCAGGTAGACGAGGGTGCCAACGCTGTATTTCAATCGATCGCTGACGGGTTTGCCAACATGATCGCGCAGATGGTCGCCGAATTGGCAGCGAACGCTGTAATCCTGGCGCTCCTCAATATCGTTGCTCCTGGCTCTGGAGCAGTGTTTTCCGGGGGGCTCAGTGGGCTATCTGGCCTCGTCCTTGGGCGTGCGACCGGCGGGCCGCTTCCGGGCTCTGGTGCCGTCGTGTACAACGAGCGGAGAGAAGAGGCGATCATCCAGCGCGGACCGGCGCGGGTTGAGCCGACTTCGGGGACGGGCAATACCTACGTTTTTCAGGTGCAAAACCCAGCTCAAGCCGCAACACTCCAGCGATCCATCGAGCGCGAGAAGCGGCAAGGGAGGCGTGGCATCCGATGAGTACACCACTGGCCACATATGCGGAGACATCGCAGGCGGAGCACCAGCTCTCGATCGATTGGGAGTTCACAGCGGACGGCACGCCGATCGGCTACGACGACGGCGCGCAGTACGACAGCATCCGCTCGACCATCACGGCGCGACTGACTCCGGCGCAGGTGCAGGAAGTATTGGCGTGCATCCGCGACGACGCGGGGGTCTGCACCATCGACGGATCCGGCTACCTGCTGGGGCCGACGCTCAACCTATCCGCTGGCGTCCCGGTGCGGATCGTCTCGCTGACGCAGGATCAGCCGGCGGACTCTTCCCTGGCCCTGATCGATGTCACGGCGAAAATCCTCCACGGTCCTCTCCCGGCGCCTGCTGGCGGCTCCCTATCGCCCGCGCTGGACGGTGGCGTACCGTACCCTTCCGACGACATGGGCCACCTGTTCTTCGGCATGGAGGACGGAGGAAGCGCAGCGGTCGCACGGAGCAAGCATGTCGGATCCTGGACGAAGTGGTACGCTGGGCAGCTCTCCACGGCGCAGGCGTCGCAGGTGATCAACGGATTGCGGGTGCTTCGGGCCTCCACGCTGACGTGGACCGTCTCCGCATCGGCGCGCCCATTCGGGGAGATCGCCGAGTCCGTCCACACGGTTTCGATTCCGCGCTGGCAATGCATCCGCGACACCAACCTGACCTGGTCATTCGAGTTGGAGATCTACCGGCATGGCTGACTACGGCGTCAAAATCACGCTTGCGGCGCTGTCTCCCATCCCGAACTACACCGGAGGCATCTGGACCAACGGATCCGCCTGGCTTTGCTCTGGAGAGGCTCCGACGGTCGATTGGATCAATGGCGCGCTGGTGTCTGTCTCGGCGATCGGCGAGCGCGTTGACGTGGCGCGCAGCGGCAACTACGCGGAGACTTCGGACGCAACGGTCACGATCGAGTCGACGCATTGGAAGGCATTCGATGCGGCTGGCGCCTCGATCTACGGGGCGTCTGTTGTCGTGGGCCAGCTTGCAGATGATGGCGCGTTCTCGTCGCGCTGGTCTGGCGTGGTGCGGGAACCGGAATGGGCTGGCGCAGTCTTGACGCTTTCCGTCGAGTCGGTGAACACGTTGCGTCACCGGGAGATTCCGGCGCGGATCATCACCTCGACCGAGTTTCCCAACCTTCCAACGTCATCGGAAGGCGCGTGCGTCCCGATCATTTACGGGGCTTGCGAAAGGATGCGGCCTCCCGTTCTGGAGTCGGATGAATTCCCGCTCCCTGGTATCCGGATATGGACTGGCGCAAGCGTCTATTCTGATTCGCCTCGAACCTATCTCAAGACCAATGATTTTTCTGGCGAGGAAAAGAATTACACGATCGTTTACCGGGTCGGAATCGGAGGCGCCTACGGCTCGAAAGTCGGGACGTGGGCGGAAGACGCCGCGGATCCAGAGGCATTCCTCTACCTCCGAATCTCTTCCGGGACAGGGGCGGGACAGGTTCGGCGTATCTCGTTCTTCGCGAATGTCGCAGCCGACATCAGCGTCAACAACGTCTATTCCGTTGCCGTCACGACAGAGACGCCACTCGACACGGACCCAGATCTAACCTCGGAATTCGAGATCTACCGCAAGGACCGCGTCGCACGCCTGGCTGTCGGGGATGAGGCGATTGGCGTCGCCACCTTTGCGGCATCTGGTAACGAGGCTGTCCGAGTTGCTTCGGAGATCTTCGATCAAGACGGAATCGTGATCGCCGACTTATCGTCAGAGTTTGCCTCTGGTGATTCTGTCGAAGCTTTGCTTAAAATCACGCCGCAAAACGCGTTTGGAAGGAGTCACATCTCCGACGGAATTTCTGATTCTGGGGTTAATGCTTATCACGGCGGAGCGCGCACCTCTTTCATTACTGGAACTGGGCAAATCTCATATTTTGAATTCGCAAACATGGCATATAATGATTATACGGCATTTTCTGGAATTGATGCAAAATCGCTTTACATGCTTTTCTCGTTCAAGCGCCTAGATACATATTATGATCGTCGGGCGTCTTGTGTGATTCAGGATTTCAACGGCAATGTCACGCACATTTACCACGTCGGAGACTTGCCAGACGACGAATATAAGTTTTCCGGATGGCTTGACGGATCTCCTGGATCAATTGCCAATGCGTTCTCGCCGTCGCTTGCGGCGGACGGGGCAACAGGGAATTTCAAAAAGTTCGCGAAACTTATTGGATTTCCTGTATCAAAAATCTGGAAGATTTGGTATGGTGTTCTTAGGGACGATTTTCGTGATGGGCCTTTTTTCGATAGTTTTGATATTTTTGGTGATTATTCCCAAGGAAATGATTACATAACCGTAACTAATGACAATAATATTGACATTGGATCCTCGATAACCGCTTCACATATGGCGATGCCTACAGTTGGGTATTCGCAATCACCAGTCGTTCAAGTTTCATCAACTCGGTGGGTTGTCTCTGCTGGTCTATGGGTTTTCGTTTCGAGCTTTGATAGCGCAACGAATCGCCTTTACTTCTCGTCTACTCCTGATTGGGCGTCCGGATCTTTCAGATTCAATCTCGCGACATATGTTCTGGAATCGGCAATCGGGAGAACAGAGGAGCGTGAATCCGCTCTATGCGTCTCATTTGGCGACGTCTCGCTAGATGGCGGCGTCTTGGTTTCGTGCGAATCCGGAAGATCATATGACTTGGCGCACTGGCCGTCTATCCCGCCTGGCGAGGTTGATGGAAACCGAATCACGGTTGCCAAGCATGCCGCCACCGACATCATGTACCGCGACCTCAGCCTAGTGACGGGAGACGTTGATCAGTCATCGTTCGACGCTCTCGACAGCTCCGCGATCACGGCTCTGATCTACGAGCGCGAGTCGAGCCGCGACATCCTCGCGCAGATCGCCGACGAGTTTGGATGGATCTTCGCGCACGACTTGCAAGGCCGCGAGCGCGCCGCGAAATTCATGGAGCGCATTGGGTCGACCTCATACGACTACGACGTGACGACCGCCGACATGATCCGCGAGACGGTGACAGGCCTGCAAGCGACCGCAATCGAGGATGTCGTCACGCTTCCGACGTTCTCGGGCGACTGGACGCAGACCGATGGATATCGCCTCTCATACGGCGTCTCTGATCTCGGCATCCCGCCCGACGATCTCGACAGCGACAATTTCCGACGGTACGTTTTTGGGTATTGGGACGAGCTGACCGCTTACACGCGCAGCTTCTACCGCAAATTCTACGAAGGCCTTCAGATCTCCGGAGTGCGACAGGCTGGCGAGATCCCAATCCGCTTCCATCTCGGAAACCCTGGCTATGGCGTGATGCTGGCGCGGTCCTCCTGGATCTCGCGCCGGAAACCCATCATCGAGTTTTCGATCCTGGAGACGAGCGCGAAAGCCGCCGCTCTGGTCGGCGATCGAATGCGCGTCACGCATCGGCGCTACCTCCAGTCTGGCGCGATCGGGACTGTCGTTGCGCGCTACTGGAATCCGGAGGCTGGATCCGTGCAGTACACCGTCATGCTTGATCCTGCTCCGATCACTGGCGGGGAAACGGAAGGCGGATGGAATTTCAATTGGGGCAATGACTGGGGGGAATACGCATGACCGCATCTACCGAACCGCGCGGCGGGCTTGATCTAGGCTGGAGCTCTGGGGAAGACGGCTGGGGCGACGCGATGAACGCAAACCTCCTACGCCTCTCTCGCCTCGGGTTTCATCCGTCTGTTTTGAGCGCCACGACTGCCGCACCTCCTGGCTCTCCTGTCTCTGGGTCCGGCTATATCATCCCGTCCGGCGCGACTGGTGCATGGGCTGGCAAGACCGGACAGGTCGCCGTCTGGGATGGCTCCGCGTGGGCCTACGCCGCGCCGCGTGACGGGTGGACCATGCATGTCGACGGAGCTGGACTGACTACCTACTACAATGGGATATGGTCACAAGCGAATGTCGTGACTGCGTCGGGAATCGGCGCCGGAACCTCATCCCTGGCACTGGGAGAGACGTTATCCACTGCCTACCGCGGCGATCGCGGAAAGGACGCTTACGACCACTCGCAAGCCACCGGCAACCCGCACGG